GACTTTACAGTTGCTGATGGAAATTGTTTTACTTCACCTTCCGGCTTATCTTGTTTTTCTTTTTGGGCCTTTTCAATTTCATCTTTACTTGGTGCAACGTGGGTTTCAGGATTTGGTTTTTTAACCGTGTATATGTTACCCGACTTTTTGTTTTTTACCCAACTATCCTCATCAAGGTTTTTTTCTTTGTTATGTAACTTATCTTTTTCAAGTTGAGTCATCATTCCCATCATGTCGTCTTCAAGTTCTTTTTCGGCAGGAGCTTCTTCTTTTTTAGAATCAGTTGGACTACCACCTTCTAAAATAGCCAATGCTATTTCTTTAGCTTGCTTTTCATCAAATTCTTCTAATAAAATTGAATATAACCCAGCAATTGACCTTTCGCTCAACGGATTGCTGTAAAGTTCGTATCCGACTTCATTCCACCATTTTTTTGAAATACGTTCAATGAGGAGTTTTTTCATAAATATAAATAGTTAAATTACAAGCTTTACCATATTGCCATAATTGTCACCAACCTCCACTTCGGTGGGAAACCCATCCGACTCCATAACTGCCTTTATCTTTTTGATATAGTCAATACCATCATCTTCATGGACATCAAATAAAATTGAGTCATAAGTATAAAGAATTGGTAACGAGTTTTGAGTCAATTTTAGTTGAAACAATTTTTCTAATATAAGTATGTTTCTTTCAGTCTCAACGGATTGAAGAATGTAGTTAAATAACTTGTTTTTGTTTAAATCTTGGTTAAAAACGAGAGTTCTTTGTAAAATTGGGGTGTTTACGGACTTTTGCATTAAAAACATACTCCATAACGAGTCAATATACTCCGATGTTTTACTAAAAAATGGGATGTGTTTGTAATCATCTTGAACACCCCCATATAATTGTCTAAATGTTATTGCTTTTGCATCTTTGATGTCCGCGCCATATTGATTAGCTAACCATTGGTGTGCTTTAATGTTTAATGGTATGTCTATACCAATTAGTTTACCAATCAACCGAATGTGGTATCCATCAAAGTCGAGTTGATATAACTTACCATTTTTAAATCTTGATATAAATCGGTTACGAACCTCACCATCTTTTGGAAGTGCTGCATAGTTTACACCACCAAAAGTGTTTGATGGTCTTGATGTAGTAGTCAACATATTATATTGAGTGTATTCTATACCCGCTTGGGTGTAAAGTCCACTCTTTTCTATCCAATTATACCCCTTTGGGTATAGTTGACTAAACTTATTGGAAATCACATTTTGTGATGTCCATTTATCTTTCCAATCTTGGAATTGTTCATAGTGTTTCCATATTGGAATAAGGTCATTTCCTCTTGGAGCTTTTCTCCTGCGGAACACTGTATAAATTGGTCGCTCATTAACCTCAAAATCTGACGCCTGATGGAATAATCCCATCTCAAGGTCATACATATTAGGTAGGAAGTCATAGTGGTGTAAGAACTCTTTTAAACCCACTACCCACACCTCTTTGAATGACCCAAACTCTATCTTATCCGTTACACCGCTTGCGTCTATATTATGGTAGTTTACAAATAAATCCAATTTACCATCTGAAATTATAATAGATGATATACGAGACATTCGTGGGTGTTTTTCTAAACTTGATAGAATAGGAAACACCACAACTTTTTCGGAAAGTTGGGAGAGATGTTTATGTAATTCTCCTTGCGTGTCTACTATTTTCACAAATTTTTATACTTATATAAGTTTTACTTCAAAACGATTACGCATTTGTTCTAACTTATCTGATGGAACACCATGCTGATTTACTCCACCATGTCGGTTTTCTACTACAATAGTGAATACCATATATCCATACTTCTCTGCTAATTTAAAATACTCTTCCATTTCCCACTCTTGGGTAAATGTATTGGATACCACAATTTCAGGATAAAATTGTGGATTTACTTCATTATCCTTCATACGGGTTTCCACCTCATCTCTACACCACTTATGAGCTTCCCTTAATTTACTTGCATCAAAGTTATAATTTCCTTCCGAATCATAAAAAAACTTATCAGCTTCACATACAGCATACTCATTCCAAATAAAATTTGAAAATGTTGATTTACCACTTCCTGGCAATCCTCTTACTAACGTTAATATTTTTGGTATCATAATTTTATATTCTTTTTTCGTGATGGTCTTTAGGTAAAGATAGTTTCCTTACATCTCGACCTTTCATTATATTTAATACTTCATCCAATGAGATTGGTTTTAATTCGTTACCATCTACACCCACATCCATTGCTTTACCTTCGGCAACTCTAAGGTGTGGTGGTAAGTGAACGTGTCCATGTAAGTGAACTACCCTATCAGCCATCCCATCCCAACTTGCAATTGGATAGTGCATACAAACAAATGTGAATTTATCCATCATACCTTTACCAATTGTAGATGGTCTACGAACATCCAAATGTAGATAATCGTGAGTAGAACTGAATAGGTCTTGAATCCCTTCTTTGTTGTTTCGAATGTGGTGGTCATGGTTTCCAAACGTAAGGTGAATGTTTTTACAAACCAAGCGTGAACGGAATTCTTCAATCTTTTCAAATCCACCAAAAGACCAATCACCCAAGTGAATCAATACATCATCCTCACCAACTACCTCGTTGATGTTGTTAACCAACGTTGCGTTCATATGGTCTAAGGAGTTAAACTTACGAGTTAGATTCTCAGCACCCTTCCATTGAGTTGTAGCGGAACAAATGTTCGCGTGTGAGTAATGGGTATCACTCGTAAAATATAACCTTTGACCTTTTTCTAAAACAAGTTTCATATCCTCAACTTTATATAACAAATATACTAATTCTATTTGAGATAGCCAAATTTTATTTACAATTTTTCAAATTTAGGTTTGATTAGTTTCCAAATAGTTGGTAAAATAGGCTTCCCATTATACATAGAAAATAAAACAGAGTTGTATTTGTGCGATTTAACTTCTTCCGCGTATTCTTTTTTTTGTAGATGCTTCAATTCATTAAATCTATTGATACAAACAGTTTCAATTTTATTGTAGTTTGTTTTTAGCTCGGTTTCGTATTCTTTGATTTTATCGTAGAACTCGTCTGGAACATCCTTTAACAAATCTTCCATATCATTACCATTGGAAAGTATTTCCCAAATTGATTTGGTAGATACTTCGGTCATAATTTTGTGCAACCTGACATACTCTTCAAACTTAATTTTCATTCTAAAGTTGCCAGGAAAATATCTTAAAACAAAACCCTCTTTGTTAACTTCATTCTTTTCTTTTAATGAATTGTAAAGGTCATCTGAAAAATTAAAATGTTGTTCGGTTTTAACAATATCAGATTTGTTGATTCCGTTTGCTGAGAAAATAGAACAAGCCGTTGTCCAATGAAGTTCAGTTTCATCAGTTGGTTTCCAACCTGAAAATCCTTCGTTTAAAACCACAGATAAAAAAGTGATTTTTTCTTCACCATAGTTCACAACAATACGATTTTCAGGATAAATAATTTCTACAAGATAAGCATATTCTTTCATCCAAACTTTATCAAAGACTGAATAATTTCTTTTAAGAATTTCCATACCTTTGATTGATTGGTCTGAAGTAAATGAACCACGAGTCGCCATAATCCACTCACCTTCGTAGTTGAATAGAATACCCAATGACCCATCCATTTTTTCTTGGATGTAGACATAATCGCCTTTGGTTGGTATCATACCTTTACCTGCGACCTCTTCATAGTTAAAGAATTTTGGGAATGGTCGAACCAATATCTTACCGGTATTATTATCGGTGATAAGTCCTCTACACATCATCGTAATCTCATCCCACTTACTTTCGTATTGAGTAGTTTGGGAGTAGTTCCAAATAGTCAAAGGTAAGGTTGGGTGGGTTTGTTTAATCAACCAACCATCTTCGTAGTATTTGTTTAAGATTTCTAACATTTTAATTTAAGCTATTTGGGTAGTATAAAAGGGTTGGGTTTTTCTTTTGGATATCAGGCAATTCACCTTCTACTGACATAAGCCGATTAAACTCCATTACATCAAAACGACTGGTGATTAAGTGGTAACCATTTTTAGTTGGGATAATCGCCTCAATCTTATTACCCTTCGGTTTACAACATTCATTAATTACTGTTTTAGTTTTAAGGAGATATAATCCACCACGTGTATCAACATCCACAATCCAACGTTTCTCATAGGTTTTCAACTGACCAACAACCGAATCAAATAAGTTCTTTTGGTTATGTTGACCATTACGAATCTTTTCAGCCAAAGTAACCATCATTTCCAACGAAACATCTTTATGGTTTTGTTTCTGAATGTGGATATAAGCTCTTGCTTTAAACGTTTCACATAACTTCTGAATCTCATCCATTCGGTTTTCCAAATACTGAATACTATCAACACAATAGGTTTTGATAGTTCGGACCGATTGGTGGTTATCTCGTTCACCTTCCGGCTGGTCTTTCTTTCGTTTGAAGATGTAAAGCATATAGAAGTCACCTTCATTGTCAAAGTTTAAAAGTGGTTTGATGGGGTCTAAATTGTTAATCATAACTTTTATTTATAATACATTTTAATAGTTTCCTCAATTTCTTCAGGTGTTAAACTATCACCTATTTCTTCAAGCATTTCTATGGTTGATGTACTAGTTTCTCCATAAGTGTCGATTTCACGATTAGCTCTTTCTTGCAACTCAATAAATCTTTTAACTTTTTGAATATTCATAACTTTTATTTTTATAGTTTATAATTAGATACCTTGCTCTCTGCGCAAATCATATTCTTCTTTCTCAAACTCCGAATATTCAACCACCTTTAAATAAGGGTCAAACTTTGTTTCGTAATAACCATTCAGATTAGCCATACGAATCATTGAATCAATGAATGATTTACGAACAAACGTCATATCAGATGAACCAAACCCTTGGTCTTCCGGCCAGTCTTGGTAATCTTCAGCCACATCGTTAAGGGCTTCGTAAACTGCATCAGCGTAAGTAATCACGCGTTTTGTGTATTTTCCTTCCACCGGAAATGTGTTTCGGATTACATCAAATCCTTCGATTAACGAAGAAGAGGCAAGAACTGAATTAAGGTTAAATGGTAAGCTCATAGTATAAAGGGGTTTAAGTGTCTCAATCATTACTATACAAATATAACAAAAAAGTTTGGATTGCCCAAACTTTCAATGTTAAATTTATGTTAAATAATATTATTGTGACACTCTTGCATACTCAATGTAATCCGTAACATAGTTACGAATACCCTCCATATTTGCTTCTGCAAGAAGAACTAATCGCCGATTTGTATCAAATATACCGGTATCCATGCCAGAGTCATTTAATTTACCAGTTAGCTTCCATGGTAGTGTTAATTTTAAGTAAAAAATTTCATTTGCTTTTTCAAATGAATCCGAGTCCACCTCTGTAATGATTGATTGAAAATGTCTTTTTAAAAAAAACCTATTGTAAAACCCGTTTGTGTAATCATTTTCAGTTGGTATTGGTTTACCATAATTTATAAAATTAATTTTTACTACTTCCGATTGTTTAATCAAATCGTATTCAAATTTTTTATTTACAACATCCAAATTAAGGTCTAAATATGGAATAAGTTTTTTAGACAATCCTAAAATGTATGATGAAAGTGTAAACACCTCATTTGTGATGTATCTATGGTAGTCACCAATATATTCGGTGCCATCTTCCAACATCCACTCTTTACCTTCGGTATAAAGCCCTCGTTGAATTTCGCCTTCAGGATAATATATTTTTTTTCTAGCCATTATGTCGTTACCATCATATATCCAACAACAGTAGTTTCGAATATTGCGCCATCTACTTTATGTTCAATTTCACCCACTACAAAAGTTATGTTACCAGTTCCAACGGAGGCCGGTATTGGGTCAACTGAAAATGATTGTCCAAATTTTGGATTAAATCCATCTACAGTTACACTTAAATCAATATTATATCTAATAGATATTTTTTTACCAGGTAATTTTGAATTTATATATTCGCGAAGTATTTTTTTAAAATCAGTAGAAGTTGAGGTATCATATTTATTACCCATTTCTATAATTTTTTGTTTTAATTTTTCTTCAGATTCACTACTATCTATCGGAACTTTTGGAGAACACCCCCCAAATACATTAGATGCCATATTGTTTGGATATTTGCCACTTCCACCTGAAAATGCAATAGCTGCCATATCAGGATCCATATTAGATGACATATTAACTGATTTTACAGGACTATTAGGGCTTCTTAATGAAAGTATTGAGTTTCCGCTATATGCTATGTCGTATTTTTTATTTACAATTTGAAATATATTTTTATTGTCAGGATCCGTTGTTATAACTAACTCAACAACTCCACCACTTAAATTTGAAATTTCTCCAAATAATTTTGATAGATAGGTGTTTACTGAATATTCACCTTTTTTATCTTTATTAGATTGTTTATTTAATAAATCATCTTCTATTTTTTTTAAAAATTGTGTAGATATCCATAAATCATTAGCGTCACCCATGGTACCTGCTAAGTCTGAAAAATTATTTTTATTTTCTCCGGCAGCGACATAAGCTCCGCCAGACGATGGAAAACATACCATAAGTGGGTCTGCTGACTTTAAAAATGGGAAGCTATGATATTTACCAGATAAAAATTGATATTGTTTTCCATTAGCAGATTTTGCTATTGCCGTATTGATTTCTGAAATTACTCTACGTAGTTTAACCACAGTTGCGTAATTTGAAGTATCACTAAAAAATCCGGATTCTACAAACGCATTAATAATTCCAAAATCACCCTTTGCTTTAGCTGAACCATCTTTTGATGGAATTCCTGCGCCAACTAATTCACCATCTTCGTTACGACTAACCCCTAATTCAGATTGGGCTTTAATATCTAATGCAGCAAACAAACTATATCCATTTTTTTCACCAACAGAATCTTTTACAGAACTACCACCATCTCCCGTTGGTAAAGTAATACCCCCAGCCGTTCCAGCAGCACTACCTATTGCTTTTCCTGTGCAACTCCAAGACCCATCCTCCACATTGTAATTCCAACTAAAATCAAATATTGCAGCTTCAGATATACTAACAGAGTTTCCTGTATTATATCCAAAATTTACATTTATTAACGCGCCAGGTATCATAAACGAAGTTGCGCAAGCATCAAGTGTTGCTTTATCATAAACATTGTATTGAAATTCAATTTCCCACAATGCAGCTTCTGACAAATCACCACCACCATGGTTTTTAGTAGTAATGGATGTTAAATATGGGCCTGGAGCATACCTGCCACCACGTTTTACATCAGGCGGAGCTCCATTAAAAAAACTTAATGTTTGACTACCAGCGCACGTAAATTGGTTATTGCCTACAGCAGTTACAGTTCCATAGGCTCGTCTTTTGTAGTTTGTTTGTTTACTACTAGCGGGCCCACTTGGCCAAGATACAAGTCCAGCGTCAAAAATTCCCATAATTTATTTTGTATTTAAATTTAAGTATTCTGTCTCAATTTCATTAATAGAATCAGGATTTGGAATTCTTATTTGTATACCCAATGGAACTACAAAATCACCATATCCGATATTATTAGCTCTAGCAATTACCCACCAATAAGTAGAATTGCCGTAATACTTAAATGCAAGATTATCCAACCTATCACCAACTTGACCTGTAATATAAATGTCATTAATTGTTGGTTCAATTATAGGAAAAACAGTTGTAGATAAAAACTTTCTACCACTATTATCTTTTAAAACTTGTATGTTTTTATATCTTTCCATATTCTATTATGCAAATTTTGGTAATGATTCAAATGAATATATACTATCACTACTTTTGTAGTAATCTTCGGTTGGTAGTATTGTTAATGATACAGCAATATCCATTCCCATCGCTAATTCTGCAAGTTCCCCATCTTGATTTAACTCCCATGACATATCATCTGGAATTGTATAGGTTAACGATGTAATAAGAGTTGGAATGCCAGCGGTGCCATTTCCCCAAAGTTGACCAAGCCTAAAATAACAAATGTGACCTGTGTAAGTATCACTACCATATGTAGGTAATGTTAATTTTGCAAGAGTTGCAATTTTTTGCCACATTGTTTTCATTTCAGAACGTGATTGAGCATAAGCTTTAAAATTAAATGAAAGGGTTCTTTCAAATTCCTCATACATATAAGACTTATCTGCTCTTCCAGGATATTTGATACCATTCCATGAAGGTGAAAATGTTTCAGTAATACCATTTACAGTTCCTCTGAATTGTATAATTCTATTTAGGTCTGGAGTTCCATTACCTCTATCATACGTAAAAAACAAATGAACAAAATCTTGTCCAAGTGTATTATTATATAAACTTGAGTTTATAGGGTCGGCGTTTCCAAGTGTATTATCATATTTTGTAGAATCTGCCCCAAATAATCTTTTTAATGTTTTTTCACTACGAGGTAGTGGTTTTGGCAATTTATATTTAGATTCTCTCGATTGTTTAGAATACTCATAGTCCGAGCCTCCAAGTATATTTTGTTTAAATGCATCTCCATCATCCAATTCGTCATACATTTCTCTAAAGTCAGTAGCACTTCTTCTTATAAGTTTGGCGTTTTCAGAAATTAATCCATATGAGATTGCTTGATAATCTGCAATATCAGGCTGACCTGCAATTAAACCTTCCGATTTTAATAGATTTTTTTTACGTTCCAAACTTGATGGAGCTACACCAAAGGTTGGCTCTCCGTTATTTGCGTTATCAATTGGGATTGGGGATTGTTCAATAGTTTGGTTAACCACACCAAATTTATTAGCTTCATCTACATTTACTGGTAAATCATCTTTATAAGTATTAAATTGAGATGGACTGCCGGGTAAACCAGGCGACACGCTTAAAGGTTCATATTTTTGTGAAAATAAAGCCTTTTGATGTGCTAATGTTTTTTCATTGCTTTCAAATGTATTTGAAAATCTTGTTGTGTTTGTTAATCCAATTCCGTATAATGAATCAAACCCACCAGTTCGGGTTTGGGTAGCAAAAGGTAAGCCTGTAATTGTTGCCGTTGCGCTAAAAATATGATTACTATATAAGCCTAATAATTTATCATCATAACCACTATCTAGCACGTTTTTATAAACACCGGTTGGGTCGCCTGGAAATAATCCATGCCGCGATGGTCTAAATCCAATATGCTGTCCTAATGTAGTCGCAAGTAAATTTACAGGTGTCCAAAGTGTTCCGTATTTATTTGTTCTTTGAGAACCAAATTGTCTAACAGCCCACAATAAACCTTTTACTGATAAAAAGAATGCACCAAGTCTAAGTGTATCAGCTACTGCACGAACAGTTGATGCTACAATACCACCTCTAATAAAACCATCGTCAATTCCAAGTCCAAAATCCCAAAATTCTGGTTCACCTTTGGTTATTTTTTTTCGTTGTATACCTCTTAAAATATACGGAGCTCTTATAATATTTAAAAAATTTGGGGAATCATCTTTTAAATTATATTTTGCATACATTTTATCTAAAAATGATGGAGAGCTTCGTTGCTCCATTAATTTAGAAATACTCGTATAAGATTCTTCGTATTTATTACCATCTGGAGTATATCTTTGGGTATTTCCAGTTTCTTTGCCTAGCTTAAATTCTTTATAACCAGGTCTAAATGATAATCCTTCAAAATTACCATTAAAGTTTCCATATAATGAATTTTTGTTGTCAAATTGAGTTTGTGTAGAATTTACACCAACAAACGAAGATGTTGATTTGTGTTTCAAAAATGGAGAAAACCCAACTGCATTGCTATTTTCTATAAAATCAACATATTTTAGTTCTTTTGCTTGAAAAACTAAGCCAGGATTAAAAGAAAATTTTACTGGAGTAGTTTGACCAACAAATTGTGGAGATGCGTCAAATTTTACTGGAGTAGTTTCACCTAAAAATTGTGTAGATGAATCAAATTTTAATGGACTTGTTTCACCCAAAAATTGTGTAGATGAATCAAATTTTAATGGACTCGTTTCACCTAAAAATTGCGGAGATAACGATGCCTGTAATTGTGTTGTTTCACCTAAAAATTGTTGCACAAACTTAAATTTTTCAGGAGTAGTTTGACCTTTAAATTTTTCTACGTTTGAGTAATCTTGAGGGGAGGTTTGACCTTTAAACCTATCACCTTGAACAACATCAGCTGGTGTAGTTTCACCTTTAAATTTATCTCCTTGTTGAACTACATTTGGAGTGGTTTCTCCTAAGAATCGTTCTAATAAAGAAATTTTGTTTGGAGTAGTTTGACCTAAATAATTTGAAGAGTTATCAAATTTTACTGGAGATGTTTCTCCTAAAAATTTTGATGAATTATCAAATTTGTTTGGGTTAACACCTTGTTTAGGAGTTGTAAGATTTGACTTTGGGGCAGAGGGGGTTGAGTCCACAAATTGTGATAGTGGAGTTTGATTGGTTGATGTTGGAATTTGCACTCGCTTTTTGTCAACAAGTGGATTTTCCACTGGTTTTCTAAATTTAGACAAATCCGATTTTAAATCTTTTAACGCCATGTATTACCTTTACCTCATTTGGTCTCTATAACCCTGCATACGAGAATTTTTCTTATTCATTGTTGATATAACTTTATCATCAATAACTATCTGAACTGGTTGATTTTGAATATCAGAACGTAATCCTTTAATTTCTTGTAATAATGCGTCAGATGAACTACCTTCAGGTGAATCAACACTACTTTTATCACCACCATCACCACCCATTCCAAGTGCGCTTGTAATTAAAGGTAACATCATACCAAGAACCAAAAGAGTTGGTAAAAACAATGTTACCGCTGCGAGTCCAACTGACATTGCAAGTAACCCTACCCCTAATAACCCAAAAATACCTGCGAGAGCTATAAGACCTGGTGCAATTAATACCAAAGCGGTTAATTGTGTGGTTAATTCACCCATCATTCCAAATCCGGTAGCAATTTCTTGAATCGCTTTACCAAGAACAAATAATGCGGATGCGATTACTAACATAGCAGCGGCACCAGCAATAATAGCTACTGCGCCTACACCTGACATCATAATAGTTCCAACTAATGCAAGAGCACCAACAAGGGCCAACATAGATACAACTGCCATACCAACGGCTTCCCAAGAAACACTCATAAATTCTTGAACTGCTTTACCAAATACAAATACCGAAGCCGCTACTAATACAAGAGCAGCGCCACCTGCAATTAGTTTTTTGGCATCAATTTTTTCAATAGCATCGGTCATACCGCTAAACATACTACCGCCACCAGCAGCGCCACCAGCACCACCACCAGCAGCACCAACACTTTTTGATAAATTTTTCATCATAAAATATTGACCTATCATTTGAGCTAAAAGTGGTAAAGATGACATAGCACCTTGTTTGATAGTATTAAACATTGCTTTTTGAGCTGCTTCTTGTTCTTGAATAGCAATGGCTTGTTCCGTGGTCGTAACACCAGTTTCTTTCATTATTTTATCTAAAGCTTCTTGTTTAGTAACCATTTCAGTAAGTTGGTCTGATGTCATACCATATGATTCCGCTAAAAATCCAATTTGTTTAACACCCATGTTTCCAAGTTGTTCGGAAGTTAGTCCAGCCTCTTTCATTGCCTCTGCCATTTGCTCCATACCTTGAGCTCTATCACCATATTGGATTTCCATGGCAGCGTTTCTCATCTTTTCAGTATCACCTAACATTTCGCCTAAACCAAATTGTCTGGCTTTCATTTGGGCTCTTAAAGATGATTCGACATCTAACATATTTGATGACATATCCTCCATTAAACCCATTGACATACCTTGTTTTTGTAATTGTGCTGTTTTTTGAGCAAGATATTTTAATTCTTCTTTTGATTTACCCACCATAGCAGTCATATTTGAAGACATATCTTTCAAAACCGCAGAAGCATTAACTCCCGCATCTTGAGCAATTGCTTGGATTTCAGCAGTTAATTCAGAAGCATTGCCTGATGCTGATTGGAATATGGAATTCATTTGGGCAGCACCCTCGACTCCCATAGCGCTTAATTTTGTAATATTTTTTTGCATATCAGCTGTAATTACAGCCGTGCTTCCATAATATTCGGAAGCATCTTTTGCAGCATTTGCTAAGGCTTCACCACCATACAACAACCCCTCCATGGAAAGCATAGCAGACATGGTTTGTGCTCCCAATCTTGCAGATTCTGCGGCAGTAGCACCAGTTTGGGTATAAAGTTCTTTTGCAAGACCAACAGTAGATTCAAATGCTGAAGTAATCATTTCCGATGCTTTTTTAGCAAGAACCATACCGGCCCCAAACGCAGTTCCAGCCTTCAACATATCACCAAGAGTTCCCAATGACCCTAATAGATTATCTTTAAAGTCTTTGGTGAGGTCTTTTATTTCTTCTTCTTTATCTTTTTGTTGTTTTTTTAATTCAAGGATTTCCTTCATCCTATCTAACTGTTCAATATAAGTTTGGTTTACAGTATCACCACGTTGAATTTGTTCTAATAACAAATCATCAATAGCTTTTTGGATACTTTCAATTTGATTTCCAAGCTCTTTTTCTTCTTGTAATTTATCTAACAGCTGTGTTTTAACATCACGACCTTTTTCAGATAAAAAAAGATGCGTCTTTACACTATCTACAAGAGCGTTTTGAAGATTTATCTCACTTTGAAGTTGTTCTTTTCTATCACTAACAGCCATCAGAAATCCTTAAATGGGTTATTTACCTAAATTATAAGCTTTATCAAAAGCATTTGCTAATTTACGAAGTTTATCTTTTTCATCTTGCGTAGGGGCGCTATTAATGGTGTCTTCGATTTTATTTTTAATATTATCAAGGTCTTGTTGGAGTCGTTGTTTTAATTTTGTTTTTTTACTAACAAACAAATCAAAGATTCCCTCCGATAGCCCGGCGGATTTAAATACTTCTTTAAGTTTTGATTTTTTAATTGTATTCATAATACATTCCTTTACATCATATAGTATAAATATAGAAATACCCAACAAAGTGTTGGGTATTTACTATTTTCTTGTTTTTGAACGAATTTTGGCAGCTTCTGTGTCATGAGCCTTCTTTTCATCCGTTTTGAATTCTATAATTTTGTTAATATAAAACTTTCTAACCCATATTGGAAAGTTGTATACATCGGAAAAGGTAAATCCACCATTTCCATGATATATTAAATCAAAAATATGTGAGTGGAGATGCTTTCTGTAACTAGGACTTAGGCCAAAAAAAGGTCACATCCATAGGCAGTAGCATTTCCCTCCTTTCCCCAGTTTCCTCTGATACAAATTCCCATGTAAGGTCAATATCAGGAATAACTTCATTAATATATCCACGAAGAGCTTTAGAATCAACTGCGAATAATTCATTATCAACAAAATGATTAATAGTTCGTTGTTCATGGTCACCATCTACCGAAAGAATCATCGCCTTTAAACGTGTTGTAAGTTCTCGTGAGGTTTCGTCTTTTAACTTACGATTTGCCTTTTTTATCTCCTCAACCTCATGTTTAACTTTTCTATCTTTAGATTCAGTCATAGCCATGAATGTAATTTTACGATTTGATGTAGGTAATGTAAATTCAAATTCATTTTTATGAAGTTCTACTTGAGCAGACCCATCATATTCTTTATTTTCAAATTGAGTTAAATCAATAATATCTTTTTGTTTATTATTTGAAAATGGGTCTTGAATTTCTACTTCATAGTCTTTACCATATCCGAGAATACGAGCTGCAATCATAATTGCGTTTTTATCACCACTTACTAAATCAACATATTTGATTGGTTGACCTTCGCCATTAGAGATGATAAGCGATTGAAACAATCGGTCAAGAACTGACCCATCTTTGATATATGATTGCGTTGTAAGAATATCTTCTTCTTTTGCAGTCATATATTTCATTTCAATTTTACCTGTCGAAAGGGGATTGTCTTTTGAGTAAACAAGCCCTTTCGATGGTAAGTCAATAATTTCAGTTGGAAATTTATAATCACGAACTTGTTGAACTTCGTGTTCATTTCTCAACTGAGAAACGATGTCTTTATTTGACATCCCTTTATAGTCATCTTGTAAATCTACCATAACTTTTTGATTTTAATTAAGATAATTCAATTGAATAATTACCATCAGAGCCTACTAATTTAGATACTCCTGGTTGAAATCCTTCAGGCATTTCAATTTCTAATGAAATACAATCCATGTATGAAGTGTCCCAACCGCTAAGTGGCAATTGCCATTCTGTGGTGGCTACATCGATTGTTTTAAAGCCGGTGTCAGCTGCATCTACAAATGAACCCACTCCGTTTACATACTCAACGACATTGGTTTCTTTTCTTCTTACAAAATTTGTCATTATTTTTCCTTATTATTTGTTAACTTATATATAAATATGTAAATAAAACTTTTTAATACAAAAAAACCCCACCGAAGTGGGGTTTATCATTTTTTAATCTAAAATTAGTATTGTAAGATAGCGTAATCGTAAGTCAATGTTAATTCAACGGTTGCAAGGTCTTCACCTGCATAATCCATATCAGAAAATTTAGCTGTCTGAATAAATGCGCCTTTTAATGTCCATTCTTCTACTTTATCACCAACAGGACCCAAACTATTAAATGTGATATCTTTTTTATAGAAATCAGAATATCCATCACGGCCAGTTACCGATTCGTGGTGTAAACGAACCCACTCCATAACAGCTTGTGCAGCTGAAGGAACTACGGCATCGTAAAGGGTTATTGCAACATCCGACCATTCAGAACGACCCTTAACATATCTACGAGTGTTAATGTGGTCAATGGTAACTTTACCATTAACTATTTCGGGTCTAGCTGCTGTTTTTATCAAGTATGCGGGAATACCTTCAATATACATAATGAACCTATTGGACATTTTAGGTTCAAAATTGGTGAACATGATTTCATTTGGGTCAAGTAATTGTGCCATTTATATTTCTCCTATTATCTTTTTAATAAATAGTCGTTTATTTAATTTATGCTCCAGGGAACGTTGCGCCCGTTGGAAGAATGTTAAAGTCAAGAACAATGAATTCTGCTGTCTTTGATGGTTGTAGGAAAATTTCACCTACCATAGTGTTTCTATCAATTACATCAGGAGTGTTATTAGTATCATCCATTACAACACGGAAAGCAAATAAACCATTTCTTTGTTGGATTGATTCCAAGTATGGGTTTACAATTGACAAGAATCGGTTTCTTGTTGCAGCCGTATTATTTTCAAATACCAAATATCTTGTAGAAGATGCAATAAACTTCTTAACAGCAATTAACAATCTACGAACATTGATTCTATCCAATGCGGATGGTCTAGCTTGTAAGGTTTTTTGACCGAATACAGTAGCACCTTGGCCAGGGAATGTAGCGATTGGGTTTACACGGCCTTCGTAAAGTGTGTCTCTCTCAGCGTGAGTCAAACGAGATTTAACTTCAATAACATTTGTTAATCCACCTCTATTCAAACCTGCGGGAGCAAACCATTCAGCAGCAACCGAATCATTGAAAGCAATCACGCCAGGTAAAACAACACTTGGCGGAACCCATACTGGCTTGTTCTTATCAGTATCAAGGATTTTAACCCATGGGTGGTAAGTAGCAACATAGTTAGAGTCAAACGAAGTTAATGCGTTTACAACCGTAGTGTTTGAATCTTGATATGCGCCTGCATCCATTACAAAGAAACAATCTTGTCTATCTTCACACATATCTTTAGCGTATATAGTTACTGAAGAGTGTAGTCTATGTAAAACGCCTGGAAGAACAACCATATTAATATCAAACTCATCAGGATTTGAAACTGCGTTGATAGCTTTTCTTAAAGCGATAGTACCAGTAGCCGTAGCAGATGAACAATCCAACCCTTGAGTGTTTCCAGCAACAATACTTGTTCCTGTAAGGATTACCCGATTTGGCTCCCAACCATCAAAACCACCTTGAAGTGGAACCATAAATTTCTTAGCATCTACATTAGATGTTAATGTAATTGGAGAACCATTTGAGTGACAAGTAGCCAAATCAAAGTCAGAACCAACAATTTCCGTGTTAGCGTCTGGAGTTGGCATTAAGAAGTTTAGGTTATCAGTTGAACTGAAATCATAATCATATCCTAAGAATACTCGTGTGTTTACCACACCACCTAATGATTGAGATACAACATAGGTTGGAGTTGGTAAATTATAACCACTATGAAGTGGTGATGTTAGAGCAGCAAATCCAAAAGGAACTAATGATGAGTCAATAGCACCATTTGTTACATCACTTGTCATTTCAACACGAATGTGAGCCGAATTGTTGGGATAGTCTCCCTCAAATACTAATTTACCATTTTCATCTACATTAACATATCTATCACCAATAACTCTTGCGATATAATTTGGAGAATTTGGGTCAAGGTTAAGACCTGTAAACTCTTCAACAATATTTGGTCGTGTGTCTGCGTCTTGAATACTTGTTCCAAAGATTGAGTTTGGAATTTTTGCAGTATCTACTCTACGAACTTGTAAAGTAAATGTTCCGTATTCTGAACCAGGAACTTCAGATGCTGGTTTAACATCACGAATACCAATCTTAAATTCATAGTTTGTAGCGGTGCCATGTGAAAGAGTATAAACTTTAAATAAGTTTGTAGCTACACCACCAACTTTTTGTGAAAGGATATATGGAGTTGATGCTTCAGAATATGCTTTAGTATAGTCGGTATCAATTTTAGATAGTGATACCTTAACATTCTCACCTGTAGCAAATGATGCTGATTGGAATGTTGAAAAGTTCAACATAGTATATGCAACCTTTGAAGATTTAGGAGCATATCCATAAATTTTAGTAAAGTAATTTTGTGAACTTGGATTCATAGAAGCCGAAGTTGCAGTTGAACTTACTGAACTACCAGTTAAGGTCAATAAGAACAAAGAAGCACTTGCTGCTGTATCTACTATTGAATCATCAAAATCACCACCAAAAGTAGCAGTAGTTGGGTGTAATAAAGCACCTACTCGTTCACCTGCAGATGATGAAATTACTAAAGCAACTGGCTTTGCTGTATATCCATCATTACCCAATACTCTAACGATTGTAGCAGTGCCAGCATCTTCTAAATAAGCTTGTGCTGTATATGGAAGGTATGAGTCTTCGGTTAAACCTCCGAAGCGTTGTGTAAATTCATTAAAAGATTCTACTTGTGTTGGAACAAAAGCAGGACCTTTGATAGTTTGCCCAATAAGAGCGGCACCAATTTCAGCAATACCAGCAGGTAAAAACGAAAGGTCTTTTTCTCGTGTAAATACGCCTGGACTAACAATTCTTTCAGCCATTATTTTTCTCCTAAATTCAAAATTTGGTTTTTCTTATAATAAATAGACCATAAATTAAGGAAACGAATACTTATTTGTTGGGAGTGAATGTATTTGTAGAAATATCATACTCACCATCTCCGTATTTTTCCCTTAATCGCTTGCCTAATTGTAATTCCTGAACTTTAACATCATTATATGAGTTTATCAATGTGACTTTTTCACTTTTTAACTCTTGAAATGCGTTTTCTAACTCCTGAATATTTAATTCTACTTCTCCAATACGAGAAATGGTTATTAAAATTTTTTGTTGAAGTTCTTTAATCTCAATAACTTCTTCTTCGGTAAATTGTTTTACTAATTTTTCTTCCATAACAATTATATTAGTTTGTTTACAGTATAAATATGTAAAATTTATTCATTACCACTTTTAATTGGAGCATCAGTATTATTTAATTTTGGAGAATTACCCCATGAAACTTTTCCAACTGAAAATCTGCGTTTAGTATTATTTACCATACCAGCATATTCGGGCACAATGTATGCTTTTGCTGTTAAGGTTATATTTGCTCTTGTAATTCGGTCTTCGGTTACTGATGTTACTGTTTCAAATGAATATGAATCGGCTTTAATTACAAATTTATACCTATCACCAAAAGAACGACCTTGAAAATATATAATTTGTTCTACAATTTTGTTTACTTGTTCCATGTATTCACACCAAATAGCAACTTCATATTCTAAATTAACATAATCAGGTCTTTCAACCGACATAAATTCTCTAACTGGCTGTTGGTCGGTTAAAATTGAAAATTGGTCGTATCTATTTGCGCTTGTATATTTTCTTTCAAACATCTGATGCGCATCTTCATTTTCAGCAACTTTTAATTTGGATAATTCTGTATTAATTGAAAGGTTGTTTCTTTTAAATGAAATAACGGGCGTTAATAACATATCATTGTCATCAACCATGTAACCTCTTTGTTGTGCAGATACCCATTTTTCGGCAGATGCATAAATAACAGGTACAGGATAAAATCTCCCATCGCTTTCAATGGTAGGCTTTACATTATTTTCTAAAAAATTTTTAAATGCAGAATCAACATCGTAAATACCAACCGAAATATTTTTTACATTATCTTGGTCTCTACGAACTTGCTTTGCTTTATTCAATTTTACATCTTCACTTGTTGAAGATTGTGTTTGAGTAAGATTTGGTTTTATGGTGTCGGTATTTCTATATTTAGTTGCCATTATAATCCCATTGGTATAATATTATTGTTTTGATTTGAATTACCAAATCGAGTATCTACTAAATTAAGTGAAGTCCATCTTGTTGCGTGAGTGTCACAAATTATAGAAACAGAATATCCTTGTGTGTTTCCACCATCCCATGTTTTTGGATTTTTTCCAACAAAGAATTGGTTTTCGTATTTTGCATCTACCAAAAAGTAAGTATCATTATATTGAATAACATCACCAACTTGAGGAAAAACATCTTTTTCAACTAAAGTATCTCTTAAAAAATTAAATTTAACTTCACGAACATACGATTGTCCAAAATCATCTGAAATTTGGGCGGATTGAGCATATTCAAATGTTGCAGGAACTTTAACGGGCTGTTTATATATTTTATCTTTACCTTCACCATATAAATTGGATTTAGTGTCTTCAACAGATAGCATATAATAATATATTTCCGTATCAATAATATCATTGATTAATTCTTTATTTAAAGTTCTAAATAAAGACATATCACGCTGTCCGCCAAATAATGCCATTATATTATCCTATGTAAATTGGTCTTGGAACTCTAGCAAGAGTTAATTCAATAAATTCAGCTTCATCTTTTTTAGCTTCCATTTGTGCTCTACGAGATGTTGCTTCTAACATTTCTTTTAATTCAGTCAATAAAATTTCTCTTTCAGCAGCAGCTTCACTACGAAGGTCAGCCCCATCCAAAGTTACATCAGAGCCTGGAATCGGGATTGATGAAAATTTTGAACGAACCGCCCCTAGCATTTCTTTAGCTAATGCTAATGAATATCTAGCAATCCATTGTCTTCCAGCAGAATTAATTGCAGTATATCTTAATCGGTTAAACGGCACATTTGAAAAGTCGCTTACTACATTTAGTTTTGCGATTGGTGAGTTTGTTTCACTTTCCAATGTGTAGTCAAAGTAAACTTTTGTGCCTTCATCAGATAGTGCCGGAATTGGAAATAATCTTACACGAGTTCCATCGATATGGAATCCATATGATGATTTACGAATAAGGTCATTAAATTCAATTGCCTGTAAACGAAGTAGGTCATCAAACATTGGTTGCATCATAAATGATACGCCAGGTGAATATGCTCCCCAACCAAATGTATTTAACATTTGTTGTGAACCCATACCTGTTCCTACAAATGGGTCAAAGTATCTAATGACAGCCGGTGGTTGAAAATGATAAAATCTACGAATCGTAACACCATCTAAAACCGAACCACTTTCTAAAGTCACAACACTACCATCAGCAAGGTCATAAATTTGTTTACCACTAACCATTTCAAATGAGCCGGTGTAAACCGTCACACGACCACCACTTAATGCTTCAGTTCCATAATCTTTAGCAATGTTAACAACGCCTGATAAATTAGCGTTAAGTTGTGTATCTCTTAAATCCAAGTTTAAATCGGAACCTTGAAGAGATAACATATTTTCTTTTGCTCTATATTGATTTACTTGTGATGAATACTCATTTGCTGATTCTTCAAAACAAGTAAAAAAATTGATATCTTGTAATTCAATATCTACAATTGGATATCCCAATCGTTTAGCGCACCAATCCGCAACTTTTGGAGCATCCGACCTGAATTGTGAATCAGAATCAAAAAATCCGAAAGGTGTTGATGAACCACTTGTAAATGAACCTGACCCCGGCCATATTGGAATATTAATTGCCATTTAAGCTCCTGTATTATTATCTCACTATATAAATAGTATAACGTTTATCTTTCCAAGTTTTTCATGAAAGACACAATAATATAT